CTTGGTAAAGCATCTTATTCATCTCGGCTTCCTTTCTTTGCCTTAGACCTCAGATTAGGCTGTAAAACCGACTTTTATCCGGCACATTTTGCCGTTGTTATAAAGCTGTTATAAAGGGAAAATCCTTATGATTGCGCCTGTTTCGCGGTCATCCGCGTAGAACTTCCTAGCCGCCAACTCGATAATCTGCGAGTCATCTCCCCAAATTACGCCTGACTGCCCAATTCCGTCACCTACGCCGCGCACCAACTTATCCAGATCCGGAGGCTTTATAGGGAAAGGCCTAGAGGCGAAAGAGACTGTCTTAGGCCGCTCTAAATAGAAATCTACCTCGAGCCGAACTGGTCCGAGGTAGATCTCTTTATCGTAAGACTTACAGGCTACTTCGATAGCCTTCCGCCATTTCTTTAGACTCCCTGACTGCGCTTCGATAATCCGGCCATTTATAACTTTCTTCGAACCCTGCGGAACAGGTCGGCCGAATACCTCTAGCTCTATCACCCATCTATTTTAGAAGGGTAAGTCATTTTTCTTTATAGTGGGGTTATTTACATTTAGGGAAACCTTGCTAGCAGCCTTCCCTTCCTTAGTTGTGTACTCATCTAGCTTCGCGGTTAGATCTCCGGTAACTTCTACCGAATCTCCTAGCGTTACGCTGTCTTTAGTCCAAACTGTTACATAGGCTTTGTACTCCTCGCCATCGCGAGTCTTGCGAGTCTCATAGCCTTCGAAGCCGTATCCCTCGATAATTCGCGATACAACTAGCTCTGCTTTTACCTTCATTTATTTTCCTTTCTATGAGAAGGATTTACGCAATCCGAGTGCCCGCAGGTAGGGATACCTTCGAGAACCGGAGTTCCATCTTCCTTGATTGGGGTTACTAGATCTTCGGCATACATTCCCTGCCAAATCAAGCACTCCCCAATCTTTGTTTGCTTTCTTGCCCTGCAACCCTGGCATACATCCGGAGGTTTTCGGGTAGTAAGTATCTCCCATACTATTCCGCACCTCGGACATTGTTTCTGCATTTCATAAGCCTAGCTCTTTTCTTAGAGACTCCGGCATAGGTGCGGCTCTCTTTTCTAATTCCCGCATCTCCTCGATATAGCAGTTAGTTCGATCCCTTTCCTTAGCTAGCCAGTCCGCATAAGCGGCTCGAGCTTCCGGTAGAGTCGCGGCATTTTCCCAAGAGCAAGCATTTAGCCAGCTAGCGGGATACTTAGTAAAGTCGGGGTTTCGGGTCGGATCATTTCGATAGGCGATAGCTCCAGCGATAATATCCTCAAACTTCGCTTTCTTTAGTGCGCTCCGGAAGGCTCTAAAGGCCTTAGCCTTATCGACTTTCCTCGGATAGAGATTCCAAAATTCTTCAAACTTAGGCTCTAAATCGCTAATAGTGTTCTTAATATTGTTTTCTTTTATATTGTTATTCTTATAGAGCGGGTTTTCCGACAACGGATAATCCGACAACGGAAAATCCGATGGCTCTTTAGTGGTCCAGATAGTCTCCCCGAAGCGGCCATTTTCATTCTTTTGCTCTCGCTCTAAATAGCCAAACTTCTCTAGCTCGGCAATAGCGCTCCGGATAGCATCCTTACCTTCCTGGCTATCCTTAGCTATAGATCCGATAGTTAAAGACCATCCCTGCCGGTGACTCATAAGCATTACTAGAAGGCCTCGAGCCTTTAGACTTAGCCGGCTATCTCTTACCCAATCATTCGGGATCTGAGTAAAGTTATCGTCAAAGCTATGCGCTCCCCTAACTAATGGCATCTTTCTCCCCTAGTGCTACTCTCTCAAAGGCCTCTTTAGCGTTACGATCTCTCGCGCCTCCGGCCCATCTTCCGGCGTGAAAATAAAGTTTCTTTAGAGCTTCTAGCTGATCCCTTCTCCGCTTTACTTCGGCTAGATCTTCCTTTTCCTCTTCTCGCTCCATCCTAAGAGCGTGTTCCCGCATCTTGCGGGCTAGTTCCTCGATCTCCATAATCCCTTCTAAATTAGATAGTTCGGCGGATCGGCTTTTATCTTCTCCCCTGCCTCGGTCAATGTATACCAAGTCATCGCTACTCGGTCGAAATAAGGATGATCAAAGCTATCCCATTGACCTAACTTCCAGCCCATATCCCGAGCTTCTGTGGCTACTGCAAAATCCGACTCCATGGCATAGTTCAGGTAAGCGCAGACTCGGAGCAGGTTGTCGAAGCGGTCTAAGAGCTTAGAACTTCCCATCCCTCGATTCCGGCGGTGATGGGTTTGTAATCCCTCGGTAGCTCCACAATGCGGGCAATAAGGATGAGCCTCTACTGCCCGCTTTAGCGCCTGAGTTCGATTCAAAGCCTAGATTCCTGCCCCATTAGCTTTGCTTGCGTAGCTAAGACCATCGAAGCGGTTTCGATAGCTTTTATCTTTTGCCTAATCCTCGAGAGTTCGGCTTTCCGTAGATCTCTCTGTAGCCTAGCTTCGGCGGATTCCAGCCTTGCGATAGATTGCCTATCGGCAACAGTTCCAGCGGCCTTTAGAAAGGATTTCGACTCGATTAGGTCTAAATCGTATTCGGCTTCGGCTAAAGCCTTCTCAGCCTCGAATAGGGCCGTAGAACCCCTACTATTTTCCGCTATTAGATCCGCTAGCTGTTCCTGGATCTCTCGAATCATTTAGAACCCCTAGTAAAAGCTCGATTAGTTCCCGATTCCAAAATTGCGCCTCTTCCTCTCTACCCCGATACCTCGCTATCAGGTAAGCCTCCTCCAACTCCCGAAGTTTGGCTGTCTGCGAAGCGCTTAGCATAAAGTTTTAGCCCATCTAATACTTGTTTAGAGGCATTATTCGCTTTAGCTTGCGCATAAAGATCTCTCAATCCCTCGATAGAGCTAATACTAGCCGCTTGCTCTAGCCAAGAGTCGAGTCGCGCTACCTTTTCCATCTCTGATCGGGAAGGTCGAGGAGTTCCATCTAGTTTCTTTTGTCCAGTCCATAGCCAGTTAGCTAGACATCTTCCGATCGAGGATGTCTCGCAACGCTCGAGAGCGAAAGAATCGGTATTAGCCTCGCTAGCCCATCCGGTTACTTTAGGTAGATCCGCGGCCTGATCTCCGGCGGATAGGTAGAGTCGAGTCTCGATGATAAAAGACTTCTCATCCTTAGAGTGATTTATAGTTACGATTCGCGCATCATTTGATAACTCATCCGACCAGAAAGCTCGGAGGCGCTCTTCTACTGTCGCATACTTCGATAGATCGAATTTCATTTGTTTTCCTTTCACTTATGAACAATTAGGTAAGGGAGTCCATCTCTCTTAGCCTGTCTCGATGCTACTTTTCTTCTCTTTCCTTCAATTACTGCGTAGGCGAATTTAGACTTACCCATCCTGTCTAATACTTCGCTCTTGCATTGTCTTAGCCTTTCATTTGCTAAGTCGTATTCCCGCTGTAAAGTCAGCAGGTTTTCTAGGCCTTCTATCTCTACCTCGGAATCCTCTATTTGCGGGTGCTGGTATCTAACCGCTTCATAAGTCGATTCTGAGCCATCCCACTCCGGCCTCTGGTCTGCGAAGATACAGGCCTGGAAGTCGATAGCCTTCTGTCGAGCTATCTCGATCTCAAAATCATCTCGCTCTATCCAGAAGTCATACCAAGTCATCCCTGCTACAGCGACTAGAGCGGCCTTCTGTAGCCCTAAGACATCAAGGTAATGCTGAACTTGCGCGCAGTAACCGGCGGGTAATTCTTCCCAAGTTTGCCTTCCGGTCTTTACCTCGATTACTATCCACTCCCCAGTTTCCTTATTCCTGGCTAAGGCATCAGGGTTCGCGTGTCTAAAAGGTAAGAGGGAATCTTGGTAAGTGCCGGTAGTAAAGATCTCATACTCCGGATGCTCTTCCTGCCATAGTTTTAGAATTGGATACTCGAAGGCTTTACCGAATCGGATAGCCCAGTTAGGCTCTATCGAGCTAGGTATCTTTCCGGTTTTCTTTGCCCAAAGAGCGTATGGTGACTCGAAAGGATTGAGTCCTAAAATCGTAGAGATCTCACTGCCACCTATGGAATCCTTGCGAGCGGCGTGCCACTCTTCGGAATCGGCCTCGAAAATCCCTAGTAAATTAGCGGTGTTTATCTTTTCTGGTGCGTATATTTCGAACATACCTTATCTTCTCCCCTGCCTCCGACATTTTTGATTCTAGGCTGTTCAAGTGGGCCATTTCGACCAAAAGCACTATAGGCTTCTCAAGGCTATTCACGCCGCTAAGGGAGTGCCTTGCGAGTCTTTTCCGGAGCTATTCTTTCCGGAGGAGATAAGGGATGAAACTCGCCGAAAACTAGCGAGCCTTATAGCTAAAAGGATGTGCTCTACCTGCCCGATAGTCGAAGAGTGCTTTAGATATGCGATCGAGTCAGGGCAGAAATATGGCATTTGGGGAGGAACATCCCCTAATGAGCGTTAGTCCTTTTTGAAGGCTACCGAGGTAAGGATGCTTAGCAACCCTGCGCCTAGCGATACCGAGGCTAGACCTGCCCAGTCGATAGTAAATAGACCAATAGATCCCGAACCTAGAAAAGCAAGAGCGGCCTGAGCAATTGTCTTTATTGCGCGCTCTCCGGAATACGACCAAAATTCGATACTAAAGAATTTCATTATCTTCTCTCTTTCTGTTCTTTACATCTTCATAAGTAGCAAAGCCAGTATAAGCAGTAAGGATGATCGAGATAAGAGCCACACCGCCGATAATAAGCTCTCTACTTACCGAGGAATCTGAGCGGTAGGTAATAGCACCGAAAATTACCATAAAGGTCGATAGCCCGAAAGATAAATAGATTAGCCGCCGGCGATGTTTCCAGCTAGGCATTTTGGCGAGCCATCCACTTTATAGGATCTACCGGAGTTTTACCGCGGACTTCCCAGTGTAAGTGGATTCCGGTCGATGCGCCAGTAGTTCCCATAATCCCTAGCTTCTGACCTTGCTTTATTTTTTCCCCTGCCTTTACGACTAAAGATCCCTCTTCTAGGTGAGCCACAAGATGAGTAGCGCCGCTTACTCCGCGATACTTTACAAAGTAGCCATAGCCGCCGCCTGGTGCGGTAGATTTTCTAGCCTCGATTATTAGGCCGGCCTCCGGAGCGATAATCGCTGTATTCTTTCTACCGGTTACTAGATCGACTCCGGCGTGTAAGCGCCTCTTACCGGTTATAGGATGCTTTCTAAAGCCAAAAGGAGAGGTAATAGTGTATTTACCCTTTACCGGAGGAATAATCATCTTAGAAGCGCCCATAGAGCCGCTATAAAGCCAGTTATGCCCGAGCCTAAGGCGGTAAATACTAGCTTCTCGATCCACTCCATCCGAGCTAGCTTTTGCTCGACTCGGTTCATCCTCGCAGGGAGATCCTTTAGATTCTTTATATCCGAGACTAGCTCGATCTGTACGGCCTGTAGCTCGATTAGTTTCTCGTAGATATCGCGTTGCGTAATTCTTACGCCAGTGTGTTCCTCAGCCATGACTAGCCTAGAAGTGCGAGTATCTCGGCCTCTGATAGACCTAGTGCTTCGAGCTTTACCTTTGCACTTTCTTTGTTTGCCTGTTTCTGAGCCTCAGCAGCTTCCCTCTCAGCCTGTTCGATAGCGGCTTGTGTGGCTTGTGCCTCACGCTCTGCTATCTCAGCATCGGTTAGGGGAATAATCTGCACCTTGTCAGGGTGGCCTTCGGGAAGGCTGCAATCTACAACTAGGCGTGTTGGTCTGTCTGTCATGTTTTTATTCTACCTGTCTTTTAGCTAACTACTACTCCACCGCTTGAACCCTTAGTTATGCCATAGAGGGTTGCGGAGCTGTATTGGACAAAGTTTGTGGCATTACTTAAGCTAAGACTAAGAGATGTAATAGCAGCAGTAGATTCCCAACGGCCCGAAAACATATCTAATTCAAAAATAGCTGTGCTATTGCTCTGTGCAACATTTTCAAGGCTTATAGTTTTATTAGTGTTACCAGAATAATTTGGAATATATATCTGAAAACTAGCAAATGTATTAGAGGCTGAATTTGCATCTGGTAAAGCCGCCATAATACCCCCAGTTCCATTTATACTGCCGTTACTTGAGCTGCCATAAAGGAATCTCCAAGTTCTGTTGGTGGTGACGCCATTTATTGACATATTCCATGTAAAGTTGCCTAATCCAAGAGTTCCATCCCCTCTTACCGAACCGAGAATTACTAAGTCTGTATATGGGGTCTGAGCAATATTTGTGAATTCAATCGTGGATTGACCGCCAGTTGGCACTTCAATATGTTGGATTCTTGTCCAAGCACTCATGTCAGCTCACTATTCCGAATAATGAAAATGTTGTTCCAGAAGCAAAAGATGACCCCGCTGTGCTAGTAAAAAGCCTAATTGAAGTAATAGCAGAGGTATTTGCCCATACTCCTGTTATGAGTTCAGTTGCTAAATCGGTGCGATTGTTTCGCACTAACATTGTTTTTTGTTTGTCTGTAGCTGAATAATCCATCACATGAATTGTTGTATTCGCTCTAGTGCTTGTTGACCATTGGCCCTGATATGTAGGCTGCATAGCTGTAAATGTTTCAACACTAGAAACAGGAGTTGTTGTTCCTGCTAATACAACAACTGTGTAATTGCTACCTGTATCAGAATTGAATTGTAATCTGTAATTACTATTGAAGGCATTGGTAGTTCCCTCTACAACAATCACCAAGTCCCTTGATGTATTTGGAATTGAAGAAAAAATAATCTCACTATCTGTGGTGGTAAGAGTCAGGTTTGCTAAAGCTATATAAGTCGCTGTTGGCATTTATGCTCCCTTCAAGCCGTAGAGCGAAACTCTAGTCCCAGATACAAAAGACGATGAATTTTCTAAAGTTAGTTCTATGGAAGAAATTGCCGAGGTATTGTTCCAAAAGCCCGCCAAAAATGAGCTATTGAGCTGAGATGATTCTGGGGTCGGTGTGCCATATAAAGCCCTTATAGTTCGATTTTTACCTGCTTCAAAAGCATCTACCATGTCAATAATCATCGGGCTAAATGGGGTGAAATTATTTCCAGCTACAAATCTAAAATAAATTGCATTTGTAATGCCCCCAGAAGTTTGAGTTATGACGGAAGCACCCTGCCCGTATATATGATGCCACCAATAAGCATTACTAGAAACACCATTGAGCCTAAGTCGGATATTGTCTCCTGCAGTTGAACTTCGATTATTTTTTGCAACTATGCGTAATTGAAGGTGCTGATAGGTGCTTGCATATGAAGTATCAAGATTAGAGAAAGATATGGAAGTTTGAGTTCCTGTCAAAATTGTAGTTTCTAGCCATTCATAAGCATTAGCGACAACGCCACCGCCACCGCCAGCCCCTGCTTGTGCAAGAACTCCTAAAGGAATAGGCATTATGCAGTTATCTTTCCAACTACTCGGTATGTGTTAGCTGCAACCTTTTGAACAGTTGCGGCATTGTAGGTCTGGTCAATCTTGAAGGTCACGCTTGTCCCGGCGGTCCCGGCTCCCGCCCAGTCGGTGACACCCGTTCCCGAAGCTATGGTTACGGTTCCGCCAGCATTGCGCCAAATCGTAAGGGTATCCCAGGTAGTTAGAACATCTGGAACTGTAATTGTTACTGCGGCTGTTCCATTTACCCAAATAGTTCCATTGTCTAGTGCGGCTGTCGCGGTCATTGAGGTTGTTGTTGTAGTTCCGCCAAATTGAACTTGAGTTCCCGCGAAAGATCCGGATACTTGCGAACTTGTTATAGTTCCGCTAAAGCTAGAGACAGGCCATACTTGCTCCCAGTAAGTCGTAAAGACTTCGATTCGATTATTATCCGTTAGGTATGAGACCATTCCCTCGGTCGCTGTGCCAATAGCCGAGCCTCGAGCGGCAGATCCGGCGAAGGTCATAACTGCCTGATCCATAAGAAAATCTTGGACATTTGCGGCGGTGAGCACCTCACCGGCGGTGAAAACTTTGCGGCCTGACATATTTCTCCTAGAAGGCTAGCGCGTTGCCAGCATCTAGCTTACCAAACTGCTGGTCATCTAGAACAAACAACGCGAAGTCTAGGGTCGAGAACCCAAGACTCATAATGTGATTATTTAGGTCAATGCTGTTATCTATGCGGATAATCTCAGCAAATTTCTCAATAGCCGGGCTTATGCCGTTAGGGGTAAATTTGATAGAAACCACATCCCCGATTTCCAGCCCCAATAAATCTTGCTGATCTGCTGAGGAAAGCTCATCGACAATAATCTCTACCGACTCGAACCGATATTCAGGCTGAGCGTATTTACTAGCATAAAAGGTCGCTAGTTCAGAAACATCTTCATCGAAGGCTATTAGTAAATCGGATCTAGTTAGGTTGAAAATTCCATAGGTTTCTATCGAGTCTAAATCTAGGGCAATAGCCTCATTATTAGTTATCGCGGAGGAGATAACTATCTCATTAGCTAAAAGCTCCGAGCCATATTGAACCTTTAGAGACTGATAGGGGATTCCTGTGCCATCGTCAGCGAGCGTAATTCCTGCGGAGGTTGGAGCGGCTACACGATCGCGGAAGATAACATTACCGGCCTTACCAATAAAGAAAGCTCCTGGCTCGCTTTGTTCTACTAATCGAAGATAAGTCAGCGCATTCGTATTATCGGTGATAGTATCCGCGCCTAAAGTCATTAGGCCGGTATCTATATCTCGAAGGCTAGTCGGCCAGTTTATTTCAGGCAGATCGAGGATGGTATTTATTCTTTCCCCTGATTTCTGCTCAGAGTTAGTCCTGGCAGCGATAGTCTGAGTAGCAAAGCTAGAAGTAGCATCTGAGCAAGCGGCGGCGGCTATAGAGTCTCCATTAGGCTCATAGGAAAGATTCCAGTCATCTACTAAGCCAACAAACTGAACTATTCCTCCGGAGGTTATTCTTACTTGTCTTTTAGGAATGATCTGCCCCGCATAAGGCGAAGCCGCATATTCGGGGTCAAAAGTTCTAGAGTTATTATTGAAAACTATATTTGCTAAACCTGAATCGAATTGGTCTAACTGCCTATTCTTACCACGCTGTATAGCTACCGATTGAACTAAATCTGTAACATCATAGAAAAGTGTTCCACCAAGAACAAAATCTAAATTATCTAGGACTCCCTGAATAGGATCATCTAGGCGGAAAAATGGACCAGATCCGGTTTCGGTTAGGTCGAATCCGATCTCTACCTTTTGTACTGGCTGGCTCAATTTGTAGGACTTACTAGGACTTGGCCTCCGGCGGAGACATACTTAGTAATCGTATTACCGAGGCTCTTACCTACCATCGCTAGAGATTGGGTCGAGTCGGTCTTTACATTTATGTTTATAACTGTTCCCACCGCTCCCGCTCCGGCGGCTCGAAGTCCGGCGGCCTGGCTTCTAAAAAGATTTCTAGTTTCGATAGCGCTCATAGCGGCGGCAGTATCTCCGGCGATAGCGGCTCTATTAGCAAACTCATTAGCCGCGGTAATTCTTTCGGTTAGATACTCTAGAACCTTTCCGATATCAGAAGCAGAGTCGATAAGGATTCCGGTCGCATCGGTGATAGCCGAAGCCGCCATATTTACTCCGGTAAGTCCTCCGGTAATAGCTCCGCCGGTCGCACCTGCGCCAGTAGGAGCGGTAATCTTTTCGATTCGAGCATCAGCCTCAGATTCGACTTTTCCGAGTTTCTTCATAAACTCATCGACTACTTTTCCGAGGCCTCCAAGATCTCCCTTCATAGATTCGATGTTGTCGGTAAAGGCTGTTCTAATTTCTTTTACTGACTCAATTAGAACCTTATTAGCTTCGATTACCTCATCATTGAAGGTTTGCTGTAGATCTTTTAGCGCTATTTGTAGATCATCTTGAGTCTTAGAGTAGAGATCCTTTAGGGCCGTAGTAGCTAGGCCGGCATCTTCATAAATCTGCTTAGCTAAAGCATCCATACCAGATTCGGATTCGGACTCGATAGCTTCGAATAATCCCCTAAGCTCTCTTTGAGTTTCCGGAGTGGCCGCTAAAATCGCTCCTGCGAGTTCATTACCGGTTTCTGTACCCGCGGCTACTATCTGCTCAATAAAGGTCTGAGAGAAGCCTTGAGAGGCTAAAGCGGCACTATTAGAGAGTAGTTGCCTAGAGGCGATTAGTTTCGCTCTAAGCTCCTCGATTAGGACATTTACCGGATTCTCTTTAGTCAGCCCTGCCTCGACTACTTTATTTAGCCTCTCGAACTCGCTCTTAGCGGTTTCATAGGCCTTAGTAGCGGACTCTAGTTGTCTCTTTGTGCTCTTAGGGTCGGCTAGGGTTTCCTTTAGATTTTCATCCGCATCCCTTAGCCGCTCGGTAGCGGTTACTAGATCCTCGGTAGCCTTATCGTAAGCCTCTTTACGCTTAGCCTCTTCGGTCTTGAAGGCATCAAAGAGCGTAGCTACATTTGTAGCAACTGCGGCCTGGTAAGCGTTTCTAAGTCGATCCTGAGATTGCCTTACTATATCGGCTAACTTATTAGCAAAATCTTGCTCGGTTTTTACTATCGAATCTGCATATTTCTTCTGTGCCTTAGCTACTGTCTCGCTATAGGCATCTTGCGCTTTAGCTAAATCTTTCTGCGCTTCCTTTATAAACTTGCGGACTTTCTCCGCAGCGCTCTCGCCTTTCTCTGTTGTAGTAGTTGTAGTAGTAACTACAGGAACAATAGAAGCGGCTATGTTTCTAAATCTATTTAGCTCACCGGCGGTATCTCTAAGCTGATTCCTTAGCCCATTTAGTTGCAAATTATTTAGGCGATTTATTTCTCCCGCGGTAGCATCCGCACTACCTCCGGCGGCCTTTAGTCGAGCATTTAGTTGATCGAGTTTTGCTCTAAATTTATCCTGCGGAATAAGCCCATCGGCATAGGCCTCTCGGAGTAACCTAATTTCCTCTTCGATAGCTCCGGTAGCCGCCGCATTTTTATTAGCTTCGGCTGTAGATTTAGCGGCATAGTCAGCTACTAGAGCCATACCTCCGGCTAAAGCGATTAGAGCAGTAGCGGCGATTACATATGGGTTTGCGCGGACTGCGGTATTGAAGATTAGTTGTGCGGTAGTCGCAAGCTCGAGAGCAGTCTTTAGGATCTTTAGCGCGGTAACAAAGGCAGTAACCTTTACAGCGACATCTATTAGGGTATCGAGATTCTTTACTATAAACTCAAAGAAATCACCGATAGCGTTAGCGGTATCTTCTATTACTTTCTTACCCTGCGGGCTTGCTAGAAATTCTCCGAAATCTTCGAATACCGGCATAAGTCGATTGCCGACTTGATTTACTAGTTCTGTAACCGCAGGTAATAGGGCTGTTCCAATTTCGGCCTGTAGATCTATAAACCTGGCTCTTAGGATTCTTTGAGAGTTAGCTAGCCCATCGGAGGTATTAGCAAAGTCACCCTGAGTCTTAGCGGTCGATTCGAGAAGTAATCCGTATCGAGCCTGGACTTTCTGCTGTTCGGTCATAGTCTCGCCAACAGCTATTAGGCCTGATCGAAGAGCATAAGCCTTTACCTCGGACTCGAGAAGATTTATACCAAAGCGCTTTAGAGGCTCGGCCTCTCCCGCTAGACCTGACTGGAATACCTGTAGGGCTTCCGATACTTCGATGTTGAATACCGAAGCAAAGTCCGCGGCTCTAGTTGTAATGTCGCGGATAAAGCCGGATACATCGCCACCTTCTCCTACTACTCTCTCCGCAAAGGCAGAGAATCTAACCGCGGCCTGATTGAACTCCGATTGAGCTAGACCTAAAGATTCAGCCGCATTTTCGCCAATCGCCAAAACCGCGGTCGCAGATCTTCCAAAAGAAACATTTACCGCGTTAGTAGATTCGGCTAGATCTGAGGCTTGCTTTATAGCATCGACTCCGAATTTACCGATAGCCGCGGTAGCGATACCAACCCCGATAGTTACGGCGCGGAAGGCCTTATCTATTCCCTCGCCTAATTTGCTAAAACCATTTTGAGCTTGCTTTAGTCCGGCATCGTCAAATACTGACCGGAGAACAACTCTTACTTGCGCCATTTATCTATCTCCGTATGCCTTATCAAAATACTTTTGCACAACTTCATCTATCTCTCTAGCGACTACATCTATCTTGCGCTCTAGGGCTTCCCATCCAAACCTCGAGGGAGATCCGTAACGCTGGACTAGCTTTCGGATAAGGTTCGCTCCCTGCCCATTTACCCTATGTCTTCTAACGCCTAATTCTCCGTTGCGCTTTCTATAGGCATAAGCCCTAGAGGTAGTGCCGTAGTTACCGCTTCCGCCTCGACCTGCCATATCGGCCATCGCTACTGCGGGAGACATAATAATTACCTTAGCTATCGGAGTAGTAAGGCTTTTACCGGAAGGCTTTATAGCGCTCGAGATCTGTAAGGCCTTTGGGCCTTTGCCTATAGCCTTAGATTCGCCAATAGAGTTCTGCCCTGTTCCCTGCCAGTTCAGCCGGCCTTCATTTATCGAGTAGAGGAGAGATCCATCCCTGCGGCTCTTACGCTGGATAACAAAGCCCATGCCGGATAGGGGAGGCTGATTGGGAATATTCTGCTTTATCTCATCCGCAACCGGCTTAGCGATTTTCTTTATTTCTTTCCGGTATTCTCGAACTAGGCTAGGCTCCATATCCTTTAGTTTTTTTAGCATCGCTTTCATATCGCTCGAGTCGATATCTAGAACACGATAAGTCACAGGCCACCTCTAGAACATTCTACCTAATAGAAAACCGATCCCGAAGGATCGGCTTCTATTGCTTACTAATTTCTTGCGCTCGCCAGATTAGGTATCTACCCATTGTCCATAGCATCCGCTCATCTAGCTCGAGTAAGTCTTTAGGACTTATTTTGTATTCGTAAGCTAGCGAAACTAAATACCAGTGGGCAGAGCTTGCGCCTAATCCTTCGATGCTTTTGGGTCGCTAGCTCCGATAGAGGCTACTGTTTCTGTCCATTTATCGAAGTCTAGAGAAATCTGCTTCTCTCTAGTTAGCGCCGACCAAGCAAGCCAGAGCAGGTGAGTAACTTTCATCTCCTGCCCTAGCTTGGCTATGCTTAGGTCAAATTTCGATTCAAATCGAACCATATCGGCCATTATTACTTTGACCTCTTTAGTCGATCCATCGTTGTATTCAACATCAAGTTGCATACGCATTTTTGGTCTCCTTTCTTATTTAGTTATTAGGACTCGTTGCGAGCGATAGCACCCGTGATAGTCCAGGTGAGATTCTGGACTGCCAAATCACCCACCGCACCACTAACTGGGGTTAGGTTGTCGATCAGAGCAGTGAATTCATACTCAGGGGTCGAGGTTCCAGTTGGGGTTCCAGCAGGATTGATTGTTACAGTCGCGATTGTGTTGAACAGCGACCATAGAACATCGTCAAGAGCGGTGTTCGCATAGTCATTGTGGAAGCTCAAAGTAACCGAACCGGACTTGAGGCCACCCTTGTATGTTCTGAATCCAGAGTCTCCGAAGGAAGTGGTCTCAATTGCATCTGCGGTTACAGATAGCTCCACGCTATTTACCGACTGAGAGATTGCAGTTCCATTTAGAGCAACTACAACATCTGTCAGAATTTGCTTTGCCATTTATTTCTCCTATGTGTTAGCTAGCTAAAACACGAACATTGAACTCGGCTGCCAGATAAGTAACATCTGAAATTACAACCGCGCCATAATTCGTCATTTCGGTTACTATCGTGTCGAAGGCCTTGCCCGATAGCTTCCTATCAGATTCTACAGCAAGAGATATCGAGTAGTCTCCGGTGCTTGAGCAATAAGAATCTAAAGCGCGTTGTGCTGTTCTTTCATCTACCCTGCCGACAATAACTTGAACAGCGAAGTTATATTCGGTCATACCGCGTTGGAAGTCTTGGTGATAGGCAACTCGACTTAGCTGGACTACCGCAATAGGAGGGCTTGGGTTATCCGGAATAGTAGCTCCGACTCGCAGCCCTGGAATAGTAGCTAAGTTAGCGGCAAGCCCATCTCGGAGATCGGTAATACTAGCCACTAGGCCATCCTAATTTTGCGATAAGGCTCGATTAGGTGTTGAACATCCGGATCTAATCTAAAGCCAACTCGCATCGAGCCAAGCTCTCCGGAGATAATTCCTAGAGGAGAATCGAGTCTCTTGAAGATTCTAGATCCGAGAATAATTGTGGCTTGAGTAACAGCAATAGGAACACTAGACCATCCCCAGACTCCGGTTAGCCGAGCGGTAGCCTCACCTTCCCTAATTGGGAATAGGTAGTTATCGACCGCTCTAATCTGGGTATAAGAGGTTACTAGGCCTCCGGCTAGGTTATTTAGAGGTTCTGCTTGCCAGTCGGTAGCCGCCCACTCGGTATCAAAAGACTCGCCATCCTCGGAGGTTTCGACTTTAGAAAGACTAATAAAGTCATCGGTAGCAAGCACATAATTATCTAGCGGGCTGTAGATCCTTACCGCTGTTCCTGCATTATAAAAAACTCTCTCGGTATAAGAGTCGATTTGTCTAGAGGCCGATTCGATAGCCATCTCCAATAGGCTGTCCTCGAAGCCATCTGCGATTCCTATCGCCGCTTTTATCTGCTGTAATGTGGCATAGCCATTAGTAATCGCCATTATTCCTCCGGATTTATTCTACCTGCATCGAACTTATTAGCTGATAAATACTAGGTGGATACTTATAGCCGGCCTGTTGCCAGAGAAGGTCATTTACAGCGGGGTAAGTAGTAGATAATCTTCGATCTACTTTTTCGGTTATTTTGGGGATAATAGTTAGGTCATCCCTGCCTAGCCTTTCGGCTATCGCCATAATTAGCTCATACTTTGTTACCCAACCCAAGGGTATAAGGTGCTGAGTTCCCGCTATAAAGTAATTCTGTTCTAGGAGGCCTCTAACTACTTCGGCAAAGGCATCGGTTGTAACTCCATTCCAATAATGATTTATAAAGCCGTAAATAGTCGCGCCTCTAGGCTGATTTTTTACCCACTCAAAGAGGCTTTTCTTTCCGGTTAGCTCCGATCCAATAATCGAGGTTCGAAGATTCATCCAATCGGTAGCCTTTACTTCTCCCTTGATTTTAGAAACCCCATAGGAATCGGAAGCATCTTTCTTACTGTGCTCCGAATACCAGCCATCTTTACCGCTAAAAGCGCAGTCGGTAGCTATTTGGATTTTATAGGTTTGCGGATAGTCTTTTATAAAATGCGGAAAATCGCTATTTATCTTTTCCTGTAAATCCGGATCTGTATTCTTCTGCGGAATAATTCCGATGCAATTTATAATTACATCCTCGGACTTTAGGCCGAATCTATCTAGAGAATCAAAGGCCTCATATTCTTCTCGAGTAGGCGCTATTAGATCAAAGTCGGAGAGCTTATCTACTAAGCGGTGGCCAAGCATCCCCGAAGCTCCGAGGATTAGGACTTTCATCTAAGAGCCTTCGCTAGTTGCCTAATTTGCTCAATGCCCTCTGTTCTATCTTGAGCAGAGATTGAAGCCCCGGATAGAGTTACTCGATCGTAACCGCGGTCATAGACAATTCTTATCTCAGAAGTCCTGTATGGCTTTATTAGACCAGTTTTCCTCATAAGTAGGGCTAAACCCCAATCTGCGAATCTTATGCCTTCTGGGAAGCCACCAGAGGCCTCCCATAGGTGTTTAGTCATAGGGTTAGCGCCTCCTAAATCAAAAGTGTGATTTAGATCGTCAGCTACCCAATTTGTATAAAAGATATGGTCGCTACCCTTAGTCCTAATCGCATCGCAGACTAAATTACATCCGCGCCTTTCGGCCTCAAGAATAGAATTTATCCCCTTAGGTAAAAACTGATCATCGACATTACAGATAGCTACCCATTTAGTTGAACATAGCTTTATAGCTTTATTCCAATACTGAGCATAGTTTTCTAGATTTCCTTGAACTACTTTAGTTATCGACCAGTCTTGAACACTCTCAAATACCGCAGGATAGTTTTTACTATCCGTAACTATTACTATCTCATCCGGTTTAGTTTCTAGGGATAAAACCCCATCCCACCACTGCTCTAGGAACTTAGAGTATCCTTCTCCCCAAATAGCTAAAGGTAGCCCAATAGTTACACGAGGGTTTTTAGGAAGGGAAGCCAATAGTGATTCCATACTTTTACATTATCGAATTGCTGAGCGAACTTCCTCGAAGTCTCGGAGTATCTACCCTCGGACTTCGATACCTCAAAGGCATTTTCTAGCTGCGTAATAATTGAAGCGATATACGGAGTTTTCCACCAAGCAATCTGCGCCTCATCCCAAGATAACTGACCTTGAACCTTGAAGCCATCTTCCGCTACTAGATCTCTTGGCCCAGTCCAATCTGTTCCGATTACTCGAGTTCCACAGGCCTGGGCCTCAATTATTGGAATCTCAAATCCGCCTCCGAGGGATAGCTGTAAAGCTACATCCGCGGCGGAATAGAATCCGGCTAGGTCTTTAGGATCTACTCCTAGTCGATAGTCGATGGGATCGGGGAAGATAACCGCCGATAGATCTAGGCCGCAAGCCTCCGCAAGTCTAGGGAGATGAAATCCCCCATAGATTCCTTTAGGCTCGGTATGGATATAGAGATAAGCATTAGGCACTTTCTTCCTAAAAGCGGCGAAAGCCATAAGAGCTTCACCAAATGCTTTGCGGTGAATCGACTTATTAGCTTTATTAGCGGAGTTCATTACTACTAGAAAATCATCATCCTTTAGCCCAAGAAATTCTCTAGCATCTTGCTTACCAATTTTTTCGGTCGGTTTGAAGGTAGAGATCGTATCTACCGAGTGCGGAATGTAGATTCCCTCGATTCCAACCTCGGTCATTTGTTCGAGGCCGAAGGGAGACATTGCAATAGGAGTTACATTATCTTTCTCGAGCCATCTCTTTACCGCGGGAGGCATAGAGATATGGTCTAGTGGCACCCAACTAAGGATGTTAGGAAAATCCTCGGTGGGCCACATCTCGGGCTTTAGAACCCAGACATCGCAAAGAGTAAGGATGTAATCTTTCCAATCTTGCTTGCTCATCTGCAACTTATGTGCAACTGCTAGGGCATCTTGAGACATCGGCTCATAACCGCGGGCATAATGCGGGATCTCCCCATAGGGAGTTTTATGAGTGGAGTTGTTACCCTCGAGGCCGTAGTTCGAGACATGGGCTACATTTACAGAGTGCTTAGCTAAGTTATCTACTACCTGCCCTATTTGCATTCCATAGCCGGTTGGCTGATAGGGAGAATTTGAGAAGGTGGTAATAGTTAGATCTAGATTTTCTACTTTCATATTTTCCTTTCTACCTAGAGAATAGCAAAAACCCTCGGATTTTGTCCGAGGGTTTCGCTTAGATTTCTAAGACTAGGCTGCGCTACCCTTGAAAATCTTGAAGTGCTCCTGGTGGCTAAGGTCACCATCCACGCGAATCATGAACCTGAATACGCTGAGATCATTGGCGAATTTGTAATCATCGCTTCTGTCTACTCTCAGGCCTCCGGCAAGGCGAACCTTGTATGAAGGCAGGTATCCAAAGCCCACGCTTGCGGCAGCTGAACCTACAGCGGCCACCGCTGGATTCTCAAATACTGGGAATCCGAGTAGCGTGTCTGGGGTTGCGGCTGTTAGAGCTGGCTGGAACAGATACTGTCCATCGTTGTCCTTGAGCTTGCGTGCGTTGCGGATAGCAGATGGAGACATCATGAATCCAGTTCCCTGCAATCTGCGAACAGCGCCATCAACGGAATATACGAGGTCAATGAGCTGGTCTGCCGTAAATAGTCCGCCTGCGATCGTGCCGGATACACCAGTTCCAGCGGCAGTGAATAGACCATTTGGCTTTGCGTTTCCGTCACCAGTGGTAAGTGCAGCATTTACTGCATAACCAATTGCGTTACCGGCCTGGCGTGCGAGAACTTCTGCAATATCCACTCCCGCATCATCGATAAGCTCACGAGCCACCGGCACCAAGAAAGCGTATTTGTATGCCTGCAAGGTAATGGATGAGTAAGTGGGTTCGCTCTCATTGATCTCAGCGCCTGCGGATTCTAGGCCAGCAGTGCTGTAAGCAGTGAGCACAGGAATCTTGAGGTCTTCGCCAGACTGCGTGTCGAAGCGATCTGAGACATCCAGCATCGGTCCAACTTCACGAGCCAGGTCATATACACGAGCCACAAAGCTCTGTGGAACTAGACCGGAAGATCCCGATGGGGTAAGGGTGCCACGAGTCTCGAAAGCGTGAGAGCGAATCTCACCCTTTGCGAGTGCGCGCACATAGTCATAATCTGACTTAGTAACTTCTGCTATCTCGAATCCTCTAGAAGCTGCGGCGGCCTTTGCCTCGCGCTCTTCTGCCTTACGGATTGTCTCGATAGCGGCTGCTCGCTCGTCAAGATCCTTGTTGATGCGGTCGAACTTTTCCTGCTCTTCTGCAGTTAGGTCGCGCTTCTCGGATGCGGCTGTGTCAAGAAGTGCCTTCGCTTCTTCCCACGCCTTTGATCGAGCCTCAGCCTGTGCCTTGATAAAGGACTGTGACATTTGGCTTTTCTCCTATGTTATTTAGAAAACTCAGCCGCGCTAACGCGATACTGAACAGGTGGCGCTAACGCTCAACCATAGTTTTATGTTACACCATGCTTACAAAAGGAAAACCCGGCGAGTAGAAAGGATAAGACCTCGCCGGGTGGATGCTCGCTAAAACCTTGCGCTCAGGGGTTGCGCGTTTCAGTAGGTTTGATAATGCGAGTTTCCTTTATAGCGGCGCTCGCCGTTAGGCCGCTGTTGTTATCGCGCTCAGTTGGCGCGACATCTTTGTTATCTAGTTTCCAGATAGCCTCTGCCCACTTATCGCTAAGAGAGTAGATAGCTCCAACGGAAGGATTACCCGCTAGATCGAGAATTACTTTTTTGATTTGTTCTTTGCTTGCCATTAGTTCCTCTTTAGTAGTAGGTCAAG